GGAATTTAGTTCAACCATCGGATAGCTGGTTGAGCGGGTGTACCACTGAGTGCCATACGCGCCACCTGAGAGATGGCAGACTTCCCGTATTGGAACATGGTAGTCGTCCAACCTGGATACTTTTCATCCAAGTATTTGACAGCTTGCTCCACATAGCCAGTCTGATGTATTTGCTTCGGCACGACAGCCACAAATCCTGAGTCAACTCTAGGTCGCCATTCAATGTTTTGAACAAAGTCAAGCACTATATCATCAACCCCGGAAATGTTTCGCCATGCAAATCCTAAGAATTTAGGACCGAACCTCTTGGCTTCATTCGCAATAGCGGATGCCGCCCCTGAACCTACTACATAGGCTCCATCAGTCTGAACTTTGAAAAACTGGGAAATTTCGTCGGGTCTCCATGTAACTTCTTGTGTATCGATACTAAACCTCTTTACCAAACTGCTGTACTGAAAACAGTCGTCCACAGTAATGGGACTTCCATCTCCAGAATCCAGAATGGCTGTAACAGGCAAGTTCTCGATAATAGCCAACTGACCAGAACAAGCATCCATTCTCCCGTAATAACTGAGACGCATACAAGCGCCTATGCAACGAGCATCAGCCACAGTGGAGGAGGCCACAAAAGGCCCAGCTCCAACTTTGATTGAATAACCTGCTATGTCACCTGAAGAAGCACCTGAACCCAAAGGATCAGTCGAATCATTGGTGGGAGCATTGGTTGACGCTGTAGAGGAAAAGTACAGGAAATTGGAATGTTGACTGTCGTCAGACATATATGTAGGACACCAAAGACAGAAGCCGGCAATATCATCTGGACCGGGTTGTAAACTAGTTTTCAACCTAGAGAGAACGCCTTCATCTGTGCTATGGAACCCTGGTTTCAACACAGAATTACACGGGTCTGCGATCATATTCGCGTATTTTTGTAGTTCTTTACTACCAGTAGTACGTCGGCGCGTCTTGGCGCCTTTTCGCTGCTTCTTGACCATTTTCTTAAAATCTAATAACAATTTAGGTTCCGCGGAGACACAAAAATTGTGCAGGACATGTACTATACAAGCTACTACAAGCCCAAAATGGTCATTGATCAGCATCAAGACAAAGTGCATCACGAGGTTGTACATAGTACCATAACTCATTGATTCACCTAATCCTAACATGCAAGTAAACAAGAGAGGAGAAAAGTTGCGTAACACTTCTTCGCTAATGCAATTAGTCACATCTGAAAATCGGAATTCCGAAACTGGCTCTACCTCTTGTTCTACCAAAAGCTTCGAGTAGTTCGGGGGAGCCCAGTCTTTTGTGATCATCTGCTCTGCTGCAGCACAACTCAACTTGACCGGAAACCCATTCCTCAATTCATAGTGCAAATCGCACAACTCCTCATGACTAACGTCATATACATTCATCATCCACAACACAGTTTCACGGTTACAAGTGATATTTCTATCAGTGTACTCATTGTATTGGTGACGATAAGCCTCTACCTTATCAAACCTCTCAGTATAGATTTCATTGTGATACAACCCATCAATAAATGGCAGAAAGCCGAAATTGTTTTTCAGACCTTTCAAAATTGATGCAAATTGGTCCTTCTGCTCTGATAAAGTGAGCTGAGTGTTTTTGCACCAAAATGTCTTGGCCAACATCTTTCCAGGCTTGGGTGTAAGTATGAAACCTTCTTCTACAGGCACAAAATAAGAAGAACAGAACTCCACATCAATTGGATCTGCTACTTCAAACTTCGCAATTAAACCGAGACTGGCTACCTTATCTTTGATCGTAATAAGCTGGTCATCTCTCACATCTCGGCGTAAATATAGCACTGCGTCATCCCCTTTCACCAGAATAGCATTAAGTAAGCCTTTGGCTGCGTGCAAATACACTGACAATGTCAATACTGTATTTCCTAGCAGAGTCTCTGACCTACCACTAAGGCGTAAACCTTTGCAGCTGTAACTGAAGCCCCTTCGTGTCTTTACCCGTATGAATTCAGTATCCAAACGCATTAAACGCACGACATGGGGGGGAACCCCACACAACTCAAAGAACTCAAGAATTAAATTCAAGCTTTCTTCTCGCTGCGTAGAGTCAAATTGGGAAAAATCACTTTGGACTAATGTAGAATTGTACAAGTTGTCCTTATGAAATTCCCCGATCTCCACAGAATCGCCATGAATTGGAAACATTATCCATTCAGGTAACAATTTAGCTAAGGCTTCGCCGAGAACGACTAGCCAGCGACCCGTGGTGAAATTTAAGACGACATTACTAGAATGTATAGGTCTGGGTGGTTTGATCTCCGAATTAAATTCTGCCTTTAGAAAAAGAGAAGACTCGTTGATTTCTTTATCGCTAAAAATTTCTTGTTCAAGTTCTTCCTTTTCTTCCCGAAGTTTCCTTTGCTTCGCAGCGGGAAATCTACTTATCCATTCATCCCAATCCAGTGGTTCCAATTCCATGGCTTTGGCCACGTCGATTAATTCTTGTGGTAAAGTCATATCGTAGACCAAATCTTCTGGAGTCTCAGACAAAACTTTATGTCTGATACATGCATCATAGTTGTGATCGCACCGTCTGGGCATCATTGGGACAAAGTCAGGATGGTACACATAAGGATACGCCCTCGTTCCGGGTTTACATTCCCGAAATTCAGGGGCTTTATACTTCAGGCACTTCCTTTTGGAAAGTTCCCTCAGTTTAGCACCTTCACAACAATAGTCCAACAATCTGACTCCGCTGAGCATATATCTCTTTGAAATCAAAACTGTCAGGACTGCACTTATAATGGCGAATGGGTAAGGTGAATCGCAAAAGTATTCGGACCATGAACCCCAAAGATTGATCCCCGCCTTTTCTGACACCACATTCCAAATCATAATAAATGATGAGGCTTGCCTAATGGTGGAAGCTACAGAAAAACCGAAGTGCGAACCCAAGTACATCCAAGAGAGTACTAGGCTCACCATCAACTTTTGGAAACCAAACACATAGAACATTATCCAATTGGCTACCAACAAGGCAGCAACCAATTCTGCAGATAAATTCCTGAACTCCAGATTAAACCCAAGAGCCTCCTCTCTTTTCAGAGCAGAATTTCTAGTGTTCAATGAGGGATTCGAAAGAACTGAAGGTTGATTCATATAATATTCATCAGCCTTCTCCATCAGAGTAATAGGATCCAACCCAATGGTGCGATTCGCACGCTCAACTCTCTGAAGGAAAGCTGACCGATTCTTCGCGGACATAGGTTGCCCTATTCTGATGCTGCGGTGAACAAGTTCCATGTACTGTTCATGATCGTCGTCTAATACGACTTCTTCAGGCATCCTCTCAATACCAATCTTCAAAGGAGACGCTACAAATCTGTAGACATAGACATCCTCGAAACTCCTTTCGAGTTCCCATACTAAGGTGCCTTCCGGGGCCACATAGCTGGTTTCGTTCATCCAATCCATAGTCGAATGAATATAAGGTGTGTCATTGCCTTTTGCCAGAACTTTGATTTTGTCTCCAATCTTGTTGAAGGTCATTTCACCGCTCATTATTGATCCTGATTTGCCGTGATAACGATGCAAAACAGCGTAATGCACAGGTAGCTCCTGTCTTAGCAGTTTGGTGAGCATATCCCGTGGTTCGATGTAATATAATGAGTGTACAGACATCGACGCAACAAACTGATAACATGAACAGTCTTGCCACATCTGACGACAGTAATGGACACCTTCCTTTCCCTTTAGGTGGAATTGTCGCATTAAGTCTTTCCCTTCAAAATAGGGCACACAGGAATGAATAAATTCCCGTTTCTTGTTAAGGAAGTGCCTATTTACAGAGCCCCCGATGTCACATATTTTCCCTCCAAAAATGCCAGCCGCTTTAGCTTCTTTCTGTATACATGAAATAGCATGGGCTTCAGCAATGGAACGGAATGCAGCACAGAGAGGATGTCTGTTGTACGCATCATAGCGATGAATGGTCTCCAACTCAACTGGATGGTATTTAGAGATCGTTTCGACTGTCTTGCAGTCATGGTAGAGTGAGTGAGGGATGTGGTATGAAATATCATGGTGGAAAGAATCATCTGATTTAGACTCTTGGAACCAAACCTGCTTAATTGCAGGACACCTATCTCTCTTCTCTTGCCGCTGGACTTTAGCTCCAGCAACCTTGCTTGGGTGCGTTTTCTTAACACCCTTGGTTGCAATCTTTGTTGCAGGTTTTGAAGAACTTAGCTTCTTTGTTTGTATCATTTC